GGGATCTGTTTTGATGAAATGATATTGAACGAGGATAGCCGCCGCCTTTTGTACTATCTAAATTTGAAAAAGCAGTCACTTCCCACTCATTGCCAGTAGATGCTTGTGTGTCTGCCATATCTTCAATAACGTCAGCAACAGCAACAGTAGAATTTGTGACACTTGTAATTTTACATAAACCAGCATTTAGTTTTACGTGCATTCCAACGTGCCCATTTGGAAAACTTGCATTTACCCATTCATAATTTCCACTGCTCAAAGTTAAGTTTATGCCAGTACCAGTTTTTGCACTTGGTGTAAGTGTGGTTGCGAAACTAAAATTTACCAATGGATAAAAGTCAAAAGTCAAATCGCCAATCGCCCAATCATCATGTGCTGTACCTCTAACAAGTTGTAAGGGAGGCATATTAGCTTCAACCATAAGCATTACATCAAATGTTTGTGCAAATCTTATGTCATCAATGTTTGTTGTTGTTATATTAAAATTATTTCCACCAACACCATTAGTTAAAACTGCAACACGTACGTCTCTGTAATAGACGTGTATTTTAGCTAATGATGAAACAGTTGTGTCTGCTGGTTCAACAACTAAAACGTATTCTTGTCCTTCACCAAATTTAAATGGTATCAATCTACTTTTAGAATGAAATGAAGCAGTAACAACATTTGTACTACCATCAGCAAGTGTTGAACTGTCTAAGTTAGAACTTATAAATTGAAAGCCTCTGCGTCTATCTATTCCACCTTGTGGAAGTATTAAAAAATTTTCACACTGTTCCAAACCAGCACGATAGATACCTAGTTCAGCTCTACCTTTTATAAAGTCTCCAACTTCACCTTGTGTGAAGGTAGTTTGTGTATATCTTCTTATACTCATTAGTTCTGTTCGTGCCTAAATCTATCTGAGCTACTTCCTAAAATATGTGCTTCAATCAATCTGCCAGCTGGCATAATGCCAGTAGGCGGATTTTCTTGTCCATCAGCTATACGTGATGCACGCAACTTTTGTTGAAAGTCTTGTGCTAATCTTTGTTGCAATGAGCCACTAGCTGTTATTGCTTCATTGATTTCGACAGCTACTTTTGAAACTAGTGCCTCAACAAAAAACGATGGCATATTAGTTTCATTTACGTCTTGTACGTATTCTAAAAATAAAGTTTTGTTATTAGTAAAAATCTTTTGTCCTTCTTTTTTGTATGTAAAATCTGCTTGTCCGTTAGCATCAAAAGTACTTCTTATTCTAATGATGTCTGCTGGTAGACTAAAAACAAATAAAAATTTTTTATCTGTTGGTGTTTCTGTTAATCTGTTTAATTGTACTTTTTTGATAGCAAAGTTCCAAAACGTGTAATAGAGCAGTGATTTTTTGATGTTTTCATACATCACTGAACAAACGTTGCTTTCGTGTGTACCATCTGTAAATGAAGTAATTGTGTCTGCTCCACACTTGATAAGTGCTTGCGAGCAAATGTCAAATTTAGTTGTTGCCATTGGTAAAATCCTTTTTTTAATATTTATTGATGCAAAAAAAAAGAAAGCCGTCATCAAAAGACGACGACTTTCAAATTGAGTGAGGATTACTCCTTATTCAGTAACGTTGATTAATGCAACACCAGTAGCATCGATCACTGCCGCACCAGCTGAGAATTCGCCAGCAACTAAGTGTGATACTTTTTGTGGAACATAGTTAATCATTGCAGTTACATCTTTTCCAATTGCTAAACCAACACTATTTTTTTGGAAGGCATAACATTTTCTTACACCAGTAGATGCTTCATTCAATAAGTTTGATAGAATTATGTTGAATCCTAAAAAGTTTGGAATGAAACCAGTTGTAAGTGCAGTGTTTGAAATAACACCATCTGCCGCAGTAGTTACACCACTGTCTGCTAATAAGTCAGTAAGTGCTGCTGGTGACATAACCATATATCTTTCAGCAGTGTCTACACTGTTATTGTTTAAACCTTCAGCAACTTCTAAAAATTTTGCTTTAGTTAAACCAGAACCAGCTGTAACTGTTGTTGATGGTGATGATGCATCTAGTACTGTTATGATTTCTGAATCATATGCTCTAGCTAGTGCCGCACCAATTGACTCTGCATACGTTTGTCTAAAATCAAAATTTGTTTTTAATTGATCAAAGTCATCAACGTATTCAGCAGCAACATAGTTATTAAGAGTTGCTGTAACTTGTGCGTGGCTAGCCACTCCGCCAGTGTATGTTGCAGAGCCGCCTAATGATTTAGAAGAATCAGACATTACTGTTACATCTTCAAATCTACTTTTGTTTTTAATGTATCCACCTTTTGATAATGTGTTGAATTTGTAAGTTGAACCAATTACGTTTCTTACAGTTCTTACACTACCAGCAAGTTTTGAAGTTTTTTGCTGTGCGGCGTGGATTACGTCATCCGCAAACTGGGTTACAAATGCATTTGATACAGTTGAACCCGCATTAGATAAAGCCATTGCTTTTCTCCTTTGTTATTAGTTTATGTAAAAAATGCTGAATTATGTTTGAGGTTTTTAGGCAGTAAAGTTATCTAAAAACAAAAAACGTTCGAACTTGTTTTTAACGTGTACCACACGAACAAACTTGTTTGTTAAGCAGAAGGCTTTTTCAAGTTGTCTTCGTATCTATTTATTGAAAGGTTATCAAAACTATTTTTGATTAAATTTATTCTTCTATTTGTTTCAACTTGTTTCACAAAACTTACACCATCATCTTGTCTGTACATACTGCTAGCTCCACCATCAAAGCCAACAAGCATAAGACTTTTGAAACCTAAAATTGCTCCCATATAGATTGCTAAATCACCACTGTTCCATCTTGTCATTGAATATGTTGGAAAACGTAAACAGAAAAATTTACGTAAGTTTCTACCACCACTGTTACGTGCCCAATTGTATTTCAACAATGGTGCAACAACTGGGATATCAACATCATCTTCAATCATCTTTAATAAAACTTTTGTGTCTTGTGCTAGTATCAAATCTGGCTGAAACTCTTTGTAGATATAGTTGCATCCAATTACAAAACTTTTGGTTTTCTGGTTAGGATTGCTTTTGTAATATCTAGTAATTTTTTCTAAATTTAAATTTTTTCTACTTGTGCCATTACCAACAATCCAACAAGTGCTATGTGTGAATTGTTTCATAGTTGTCCACTTGCCTAAATCATCAATTAATTGAGTAATATCTTTTTTGTAATATTTTTCTAACTCTTTTACATCTGCTACAGATTGTGGAAAAAGTCTTTCATCTTTATCCATCAACTTTTGTGTTTTTTAATTACCTTTACAGATGTTGTCAAAGAAGCACCAGCATGCTTTTTGAATCTGCCAGTGTGTTTCATTAATCGCAAGTTTTTGCCTTTGCCCATAAAATGAAAACCTTTTGGTGCTTTTATTTTTTTTAACATTATCTTTTTCTCCTATTTGGTGTTCTTTTGTAGATGTCCGCATCTGCTTTACGTGCTCCACCTCTGCCAGTAACAAAACTGTTTATTCTGCCTCTCTGCCAAGCTGCTAATGAAACACGTCTGCTACCACTGCTAAAATATGCACCAGCAGCACGTCTTGCTACTTGTCTAAGTTGTCCTTCTGTAAATCTTGTTTTTGCGGCTTTTGTTCTAATAAATGATTTTAGACTACTTTTTCTTTTTTGCATTTTTTCTCAACTTTCTAAAATCAGCAGAAGTTATTCTGTTACGTGGTTTTGCTACACGTGCAATCTTCATCTGTTTTGCACTGTATTTTTTGTTTCTTCCTTTTGGCATTATCTTTTTTTCCTTCTTTTATCGCCAGCACGAAACTTACTAATCCTATTCATCATAGTAGGAGTCAGTAAGCCCATACGATACAATCTTGCTGTACGTTTTATTTCACCAGCCGCACGTGTTCTATTACGACTGCCTTTAATGTACTTGCTAGCAACACCCATTGATTTTTTAACTTTTTTAAATTTTCTCATCGCCAAGCTTTACAGCTCCAATATCTCGCAGTAGTTCTATTACGTGCAGTGCTACATTTGTGACGTGCCATAAAACTACGTTTACGTGCTGGTTGATTTTTTTTAATGCTAAGTTTGGGATCTCCAAACCTAACAACAATGACATTTCCAGTTTTTGGATTACGCACGTACACAGCTGACTTTTTGCTTTTGCCGGGCGTTCTAAAAGGTTTGTTTAATTTAACTTTTCTACCTTTGTAATTTGCCATTAATATTTTCTTTTTCTTTTGCCTTTACTTTTGGATTTAGTTTTTTTTGTTTTTCTTTTTTTACCCATACTGTGCATTCGTCTTTTTATTATTTTCATTGATTACTCCTTATGTTGTTTTGGCACTGACGTTTTGAAGAAACAGCAATTGACAGAATGCGTATCCCAAACACCCTCATTGGTGATGGTTACTAAATTGTTGTTTGTAACAACAGTGCCGCAAATATTTATGTGTTGGAAGAACAAGTGACTGCTGTAAGGTTAATGTATAGAAACTGCATTTGTTATAACAGTCACTCATTTAAAAGTGTTGAGTGGTAAATGTAACTATGGCAATAGACAAATAATCTACCACTCAACCATTCAAGTTATCGTAAGGGGATAAGTCAAATGTACGATTATTTATTCGACAAAAAATCAAAAAAAAGTGGTTGTTTTTTCAAAAATGTAAAATTACCAACCCATTAAAAAGTCATATTTTATGCGGCTTTTAGAGGGTAGTTGACAGATTCCAATTCTGTTATAGAATTTTTTTATGGTTTACGAGTTTGTGGTAGTAAAAAAAAGTATTATTAAACATTTTCTTTTTAAACTTTCATCTTTCGTAAGTCAAACACAAAAGTAATTTTTTTTAAAAAAAATTACTTTTT